GGACGCGCAAAAGCACGTTCAGCCATGCGACGAGCAGCCTCAGGTTATGTCCGGCGGCGACCAGGATGGCGTTGATGGCATCGCCTGTGGCACCGGCAAGGTGATTGCGTTCGAGCAGACCGTCGGATTTGGTGTGGCCGATGATCGGCTCGATGGCATTTCGGCGTCCGAGTTCGCGCTTGATTGTGGGTGAGGCGATGCCGCGGGTGTGGGCGATGTAGACCTTGGCCTTTCCGCCATGCTTGTGGCCCTTGTAGCCCCGGTCAACGTAGGCCCGCGCGACGGTGACACCGGTCAGGCGCTCGACCTACTCGATCTGCGCGGTGAGCGTATGGCCATCATAGGGATTACCGGGCAGAGCTTGTATCCCAACGATGAACTGGCCGCCGGCGGTACGTGCGTTGGTGACCGCAATGGATGTCTTTACCCCGAACTCGTAGCGCGTTCTTGCCTTGCCCTTGGCGATGCGTTCCACCTCGGGCGCATGCAGTGCGTAGAGCTTGTCGGCGCTGTCCGCCTTCTGGGTCAGGATCTTTTCTACCCGCTCGCGCGCGACGGCAAAGGCAGCCTCGAGTTCTTCATTACCGGCAATCTTGCGGCCGATGTCGCGATCAAGCCTACCCAGCCAGGTACGCAATTTGCGAACCCAGCGCATCGCCTGTTTGTGACCACGACCGTGGATCAGTCGCGAGATATCGCGCCGGGCCTGGCGTCCGACGCGCAGGAATGACTGCCGCTGCCTGAGGCGGTGCCCATTGCCAGCCCCCGCAATTGCAAGGCCTGGCGGGAGAGTGATTCGGTGAAGCACCTAGTCATATCAACCGATCTTGCCCCGCTTGCGTTGTAAATGGCGGGCTGACAACGCAGCGCCACTGATTTCCGCGCGCGCGGGGGCATCTTGGCAGCGATCCAAGGAGCCCCGCGCCGATGTCCACTCTCACCAGTTTGCCCAATGGCTATGAATGGCTTGGCCAGCAAGGCCAGCTTCCCCGCACTATCAGCGAAGGTCTGAAGCTGCTCGGTATTGCCGAGGTGGTGGGCAGGGGATCGAACGCCACGATCCTGAGCTGGCGCGATGAGCTCAACGCGCGCGGCGTGAATATCCTCGGCTATTCCGATGACGATGTGCCATGGTGCGGCCTGTTCGCTGCGATCGTGGCACACCGCGCGGGAAAGCGGGTGCCGGAAAACCCCCTCTGGGCGCGCAACTGGACGAAGTTCGGTTCTCCGCAGGTCAAGGCCGCGCTGGGCGATGTGCTGGTGTTCGAACGCCCGGGCCGGGGCGGTCACGTCGGGTTCTACATCGGCGATGACAGGACTGCTTTTCACGTCCTCGGCGGAAACCAGGGCAATGCCGTGACGATCACGCGGATCACGCGGACGCGCTGCATTGCCGTGCGCCGCCCGGAATACACTGCGCCGCCCGCCAGCGTTCGCCGGTTCGAGCTTGCCTCGGCCGGGGCGCTTTCCGTGAACGAGGCTTGAGGTGGGCGAGCGGTTCTATTGCGCGCTGGCTGTCGCGATCGGCGGCGGGGCGCTGTTCGCCTTGATCGACCAGCTGATGGAGACATGCCTGTGATCCTCGACTTCTTGAAACATCGAGGGACCCTGTTGGCCCTCATCTTCATCACGCTGTGGGGCGCGGCCCTGAAGTTCGAGAACTACCGGCTCACCGGCCAGCTCGCGCAATGCCAACAGGACAAGACGCTGATCGTGGCGGCGGTGAAGGAAGCCGATGCGCTGGCCGAGGCCGCGCGTGAGGACGAAGAGCGGCGCAGTGCCGCTGATGCGACAAGGAGCGAAGCTTCCCATGCCAAGGATCTGGAACGCGCGGCTGTTGCTGCTCGCAGCTATTCTGCTGCCCATCGCATCACCACTGGCGGGGTGCGCGCCCAAGCCGCTCGAAGTCCGGGCCTCGAAGCCCCTGCCGCCGCCGGAGGTGAAAGTGCCGGGGTTTCTGCACAAGTGCCCGCCGATTCCATCGTGGCTGTCTCAAGTCCTGACCTGCAGGCCTGCACCGCCGCCGTGACTTATGCCGTGGCGGCGCACAACTGGGCCGCGACGATCAACGATCGGCAAGCGAAGCCTGTCGACTGAAAACCCGCTCATCGCTGACACGTTGAAGGAACGATTCGCGTCATTGCCGAATCGTTCCTTTCTCGTTCTGGGCAGCGCATGGGCAAAAACGCACCTTTCGTACCCAACTGGGTCAGATCGCTCGACTCGCTGATCGAGCACAATGTGCGCGTGACGGCGAGTTGCACGCTGTGTGGTGCGCATGATTTCATCGACCTTGAGGCGCTGCGCGAGAAGGTGGGTGGGGCGTATTCGCTATGGAACAGGCGTTGCCGATGCCGCCTGACCCCGGGATGCAGGGGGTGGAACCGGTTCCGCTATATCAACGGGATGGCCTGGGCGATGTGGGACGATGAAGGCAGCCGGCAGCAGTTCATTAGGGACGAAGCCGCGCGTTCCTCAAGCTAGTCAAAATCTTAATCGCTTCCGAGTAAGTTGAAATCGTTGAAGATATCGAATTGGTGTGGTCATGAAGATACTGATTGCTGGGTTCATTTTGATGCTGTGTGGGTGTACCAAAACAGACGGCGAGCGCTGCATTGACAACTACATGGACGCATTTGACAACGCACGACCGAACGCGAGCTCCAACCAAAGGAAGGCTGCGGAGCGGCTATTTACTGCAAAGTGCACTGACCCTTCTTTCTAATCGAGCAGCCCCAGCGCGGTATCGGTGATCGCATCGATATCTTCCGCGCCGAAGCCGAGCAGACGGCGGCGGGGGTACTTGGTGCGGATATCCTTGCCGCGTGCCGATTTGCCCACGAAGCCAGTCAAGCCGAAGTGGTGGCGCGTTGCGCTTTCCGCAGCGTTGCCCTTGAACGAAAGCACTACCTGATCATCGCCAACATCAACGGCGATCTGGCGGGCCAGGCGCAGCTTTCGGAACATCTTGCCCTTTGCCTTCTGGCGATCCCGTTTGATCCGGTTTTTACCGTCAGACATGCGGGCGCGGGGCTTGCGCGGCTGCATCGCAGCGCCATCGGGCTCCACGTTGGCCGCGATGCGCCGGGTGTTAATGCGGCGCACTTCCTGCCCGATTTTCCGCATGACCTTGCGGCGTTGGGCCGGGCCGAGGCGGTTCAGGTAGGTGGCGAGGAAAGGCTCGAGCTCGGCCAGATCTCCGTTGCCATCGTCGGCCATGGTCAGGCTTCAGGATCTGGCGCGATCTGGATCGGATCGCCGCCGGAGCCGCGCGCCCAGAGCGAGGTGATCGGACCTGAGGCGGCGCGCAATGGCTCGGCATCGGGGAACAGGGGCACCTGTTCCGGCACGACTTGCAATTGCCATCCCCCAGACTGACCGCCATTGGCAGGGACAGCAGTTGCGGTGACGATTTCACGCAAAGGAAGGGTCATCTTCACGTCGGAGGTCTTGTCATCGATAATGTTGACCTCGAACGGGAAGCCTGGCGCGTTGGGCTGGATCAGATCGGGCTGCTGGGTGCGCAGCCAATCCACCACGACGAAGAACAGGCCTTCGGGCTCGCGCGTGAAATCTTCGACCACGACGATGAGCTGGTATTCCCAGGCAAAGCCGCGCTGCGCGTTTCCGGTGGATCGCACGCTGCCCTGTTCGATCCACATCGCCAGCTTGTCTGGATCGCGGGCCAGTTCGGGGTAGAGCACGCCAATCGCGGCGCGCAGCAGATCAGGCTTTTTCACCGTTCGGTGTCCCGCTGCTGTTTCAGCACCTCGATGTGCCAGGTGTGCCGCGCCGCCTTCACCAGCAGGGCAAGGGCAATTGCGGCACAGATGGCGGAGATGATGAGGACCTCACGCATCACGGTTCTCCGTTTGGTCCGGTTGGCGGACCACCTTGAAGGCCGATCCTGCGCCGGAAGAGGAAGGCCGCGCCATCGAGCAGCAGGGGGAATCCGATGAAGCCCTGCCCGATGGCCAGAAGCACCGCGGCGACCGGGTTCAACTGCTGATAGCTGACCAGGACAACCGAGATCGTGGCAAAGGCGGGCAGCGCGGAAAGCTCTGCCATGGCGATGTATTGCCGGCGGCGGCGCCAGTGCAGCGCCAGCACGGGGTCATCCGGCAGATCCGGCGTTGCGCCATAGAGCCGAATGCCGAGGCGCGCGACGACGACGGTGGTGGCGGCGAACAGCGAAGCGGCCCACCAGAACAGGAATTCGCGCCAGTCTTCCAAGTTGTTGCCCATCGTCAGTTCCACAGGTTCACGGTTTCAAGAGTGAGCGCGCCCGATGTGCCGGCCTGCGGGGCATCGGGCAGTGTTACGGCGGTGCCCTCGGCGATTATCGGGCCTGCGGCGGCGAGCAGCGGATTGAGTTCGAGCGCGGCTTCCACGACGCCGCCTGAGGTTGTGCCCAGCTCCCGCCAGCACATCGCGTCGAGGGTGTCGCCCTGCTGCGCGGTTACGGTGCGGGGCATATTTCCCTCGTTGCGCGAACCGCTGGTCGGGCGAGAACGATGCGTTGAAGCGCATGCAAGGCGTGGCGGAATTCGGTTTGATCGTCAGGGTGCTGCCGAGGGAGGAGCAGGAAAGCGTTCCAGACGTCCGATGTCAGGCGCAGAAGCTCTTGCTCCTGCGCGGTGAGGATGCTGCCCCTGCATTCATCGACCATTTCCACCACAGCAGGCCTTTTCCGCGTTTCTTCCAACAGGCGTTCGATTGTGTCGGCTTGGCTTTCACCGGGAAGCGCGTAGGGGCTGGCGTTGGTGTGAGCCATCAGATCAACTCCACCGTAACGCGAGGCGTGCCGAGGATGTCGCGGATCGCGGCGGTGGCGTGCTTGCGATAGTCCTCTGCGGTCAAAAGCTGGGGTTCGGCGCGGGTGGCGCCATCAGTGGTGGCGGACAGATCGCGGTGCAGCTCGGCCAGCTCGGCAGCGGCGTGGAACCGCACCGCGCGGGTATAGAGCAGGGTCAGGCGATGTTCGCCGCCGATCATGCGATCAGGATCCACGGCGGCGAGATCGGCGAACCCTTCCGATTCCTGCGTAGCGCGCCAGAAGGCCAGCTCGCCTTCGACGGTGAGCAGCCCGCCCTCGATCGCGCCAACGATGCGTGCGTGCGTGATCTGATCCGTGATGCGCAGCGCATCGCGCATCGCGTTGACGTCAATCTCGGGATACCAGCCATCGCCCGGGACAACCGAGTTTTCCGGCGACACGGGCGAGGCTGGTAGCGCGACGAAGGACATCAGGTTTCACTCATCTAACGGGGGTGAGGTTGAGAGACCTTGCGGCTGTTGCCTCCGGTCTTCGCCCGCCCCCGGCGCGGTGGCGCAGCTCGGGATCAGGTGGCGGTTGGCGCTTCGGGTGGTGCGCCCTTCTTCAGTTCGCTGTCGATCTTATCGATCAGCTTTTTGACACCTGCGCCCTTGTCGAGCGCGAGAGCCGTGGCGAAGCTGTCCCGCGCGGCGCGCAGCAGGGCCGATTTGCCGCCCGCAATCGCGTTTTCCGCCGTGGGATCGAAGGTGGCGGCTTCGGCCTGAAGGGCAAGGCCGATGGCCTTGGCCAGCTTGGCCCGCACCTGATCGAAGATGTCGTGCGGTTCCACCAGAGCAGCGAAGCGTTGCAGCCATGCACGGTCAATCACCGGAGTGGGCAGAAGGCCTGCTTCTGCCACCTGTTCCGCGATCACCGTGGCCGGGGCGCGCTTGAACCGTTCCGGCAGGGCGAGGCTGTGGGTGATGACGTGGGTGGCCAGACGTTCAGCCAGTGGCCAATCGGCAATGTCGATGGCCCACACCGCCATGTTGCCAACGATTTCGTCCTGCGCCGGGGTTTCAGCAGCAAGCGCGCCTTCGACCCATGGCAGGTACTTGCCGATCATCTCGCGCTTGGCTTCGATCTTGCGTTCCGTGCTCTGGATCTGGCGCAGCCGGTTCATGTCGATCTGCAGCGTTGCCAGCAGGAGCTGGTATTCGCTGGCGACAGGGCCTTGGCTGGGCATGGCCGGGGCCGTGGATGCCGTGCCTGTCCCGGCGCTGGTGCCGAGGGCGGCGAGAACACGTTGGCGGTGTCGTAGCGCGGGTGAAAACATGGCGCGAAGTTTCCTTGGGTTGTGTGGCCAAGCTATCCGGCGCTTGGCCGACCAGTCAGGTTATGGAGCATTTCGCTCCCCATGCTGGCCTCTGGCTGGGCTCTTGCGGCACCGCCCCGAATGGCAGCCACCGCCGTCAATGCCTCCCTTGTGGTATCTTCAAAAATGCCCCGCCGGATTCCGGACCTATAGGCCGGTCCGGCGGGGCAGTTGTCGCACCGGAGCGGGGTCAGGCTCCGGCAGGGTCAGCTATTACGCGATCAGGTTACGGGGCGGGGCGGGCTGGCGCCACGCCGAGGACGATGTTCTCGACCAGAACGACCTCCTCGTAGTCCTCGACCACGTAATCCATGTTCACGCTCTCGTAGTTGGCGATGCGATCATATTCCGGCTCATCGGCCAGACGGCGGCGGCGCGTGCCTTCCTGATTGTAGATCGAGAGGTTGGCGAGGCGCGTGATCAGCACTGCGTTGGCGGGGAAGTACGGCACCTGGATGGCCTGGAGCCCGCCAAGCGTCTTGGTGGAGCGCAGGATGCGGTCCGTTGCCTCAACCTCGGTTGCCTTGTCTCCGGTGGACTGGGCAATGTTGAAGTACTTGTCGTCAACCAGATCGCTGCCGACGATGACCACCAGATCGGTACTGTTGCGGATGCGATCCGGCAGGAGGCGCTTGGCATCGAGCACGAGAGCATCGAGCGAAGTGTAATCCGCCAAGGCATGGGCCGAACCGCCTTCGGCATCATGGGCCGCGCCATCGACGTACAGTTCTACGCCCGACTTGACATAGATTTTCTTGAGAGCGGCGTTGTTCGTGCCGTCGGACTTCACCGTTAGGCTGCCATCGTTGAAGACCTGGCCGGGCGCCTTGGTGCGAATCTTGTGCAGCCAGCCTTCGGCCAAATCCTGCAGCAGCGGGTTGGCATCGATATCCGTGGTGGCGGCGCGGCTCGTGCCGTTCCAGCCCGCCATGATCAGATCGCGGCCCTGCTGGCGCAGGATGGTGAGCGCGAGCAACTGCTCGAACTCGGGGCGGTGGCGCCAGGCATCGAGCTTGTCATACCGGCGCGACCAGTCGAAGTTGGTCTGCAGGCAGTTGTAGCTGTTGGTCTCGCCGTTGTCGGTCGGATCAGTGGGGTTGCGACGGGTTCCGCCCGAAGTATCGACACGGCCGGCAATGGGGCGGGTGGTTTCAAGGCCAAGGGTCTGGCCGCTCTGCTGCGGCACGTTCTCGACATTGATCATGCCGAGGAATTCGATCGTTTCCTTGAGCTTTTCTTCGAAGCGCTGTTCGACGGCGGGGGCCACCGAGAACTTGACCGAGGGGTCGGACACGCCGTTGAGCGAAGCGATGGTCGAGAGGTAGCTGGTGAACAGCAGCCGGGTTTTATCAAGCATCTTGGGGTCCTTCAGCTTTCATGCGGGACGAATGGGGCAGGTGGGCTGGCTGCGGGTCAGAATTCGGCTTTAAGGCCGGTAACGTTGCCGCCGGTGGCAGGGGCGCGCTGGGTGAAGCCCTGCGCGTTGGTGCCGGGGCCGGTGGCAGGGGAGGCTTCGAGCTTGTCGGTCACGGCCTTGAGATCGGTGGTCAGCTTCTCGATCGCGGCACCGGACTTGGTGGACAGCTCGGTCACACTTGTGGCGATCTGGGTGAGGATCGCGCCGAACGCGGCGAAGGCGGTTCCGTCAAATTCCGGAGCGGCGGGGGCAGGCGGGGTTACTGGCTCCTGCTGCGACTGCTGCTGGCCAGCACTCTGGCCTCCGGGCTTCATGCCATCGAAGAAAGCCTTGATCGATGCAAACACGCCAGTCGGGTCTGGGTTGGCCTGCGGCTCATCAGCCGTGAAAACATCGGACGGAACCTCGTGCGAGGTGCAGATCAGGTTTTCAGGTGCTGCCTTGCGTGAGGCAAGAAAGGCGGGATGCTTGGCTGCGAATTCGAGCGTTTCGGTGCCGAAAGATGCAGGACTGTCCGTCACGGCCATGCCGACAAGGTAGCCCTTGCCAGTGCCACGGCAGTTCGCGCCGATCTCGATCGAGGTGAAGATCTTCTGGCGCTTCTTGTTGTAAGCCATCAAGGTTTCGAGCGGCTTGATCGCGGCGAACAGCGCCATGACCTTCTGTTTCTGGTTGCCCACCGGGAGTTCGATTTCTTCGGCCTTCACCGCCGTGACATCACCCAACATGTCGAACGGGCCGCCCGGAACAATGCCGCGATAGTGTTCGAGATTGACCCGCACGCCATAGAGTTCGGGATTGAAGGTCTCCGCGCAGTCCAGAATATCCTGGCGAGTGATCTTGCGGCCATCGGTGGTGTCACCTTCGACTGCCACGCGGAAAAACTTGGGCTGATCAGCCATTTTCATTTGCTCCGTCTGCGGTTGCGGCGTTGCATGGCGGGCTGCAGGCCGATCTGACGTTCGCCAAAAGACGGGTGCCGGGGCATCTTCGCAACGCGGGCGCGTTGTAAGGCGCGGCCTCACAATGCTGCGGGGGCGAAAGGGCCGGAACAACCGCCATAGCTTGCCCTGCGATGGAGCCACCAGAGGATCAGGAAACGAATGTCGTGCCGTTTGCGCCCGCCTTGGTGCAGCGGCTGAAAGCGCGTTCGCTGTATTGGCGGCACTGGTCCGTCCAGCAGATCAGCGATGAACTGGAGATCCCCTACACCACAGTTTCAAGCTGGAAAACGCGACACAAGTGGGACGAGGCCGACCCGATCGCGCGCGCATCGGAAGGAACGCTCGAGCGTTACCTCGCCCTGGTCGACAAGGAGAAGAAGACCGGCAGCGATTACAAGGAGATCGACCTGCTGGGCCGCCAGTTCGAGCGGTTCGAACGGATCAACCGCTATCGCGACGGCGGGAATGAGGCGGACCTCAACCCGAAGCGCAGCCATGGCGCGAAGGCGGCGAATGCCAAAAAGCAGGAGGTGAAGAACCTGATCACGCCAGACATGGCCGCGCGCCTACGCGCCGACATGGAAGGCCAGCTGCACGGGCGGCAGAAGGGCTGGCTGCTGACCAGCACCAACCTGCGCACGCGCATGATCCTGAAATCGCGGCAGATCGGCGCGACCTGGTACTTCGCCCGCGAGCGATTCCTCGTGGGAATGGAGACGGGCAAGAACCAGATCTTCATTTCGGCAAGCCGCGCCCAGGCCAACATCTTCCGCAACTACATCGTGCAGTGGGTGCAGAAGGTTTGCGGCGTCACTCTCAAAGGCGATCCGATCGTTGTTCAACGCGGATCCGGCGAGGATGATGAGGAGGCGCTCGAACCGTTCGAGCTGCACTTCCTTGGCACAAACTACCGCACCGCGCAGGGCTATCACGGCGACGTCATCATTGACGAGTGCTTCTGGATTTACGGCTTCGAGGAGCTGTTCAAGGTCGCCTCGGCGATGGCGACGCAGAAGCAGTACACCATCACCCTGTTTTCCACGCCCAGCACGCTGGCGCACGAAGCTTATCCCATGTGGTGCGGGGATAGGTACAACCGCAAGCGCGCCAAGGCCGATCGGATCAAGATCGATATCAGCCATGAAGCGCTGAAAGATGGCCAGCTCGGCGCCGATGGCGTGTGGCGCCAGATAGTCACGATTTATGACGCGATCGAGGGCGGGTTCGATCTTGTCGACCCGGACCAGCTGCAGCAGCAGTACTCGATCGAGGAATTCGACAACCTGTTCCGCTGCATCTTTCTGGATGACAGCCAGAGCATGTTTCCCTTCGCGCTCATGCGGCGCTGCATGGTCGACAGCTGGGACGCCTGGGCGAAGGACTTCCAGCCCTATGCCGTACGGCCCTATGCGGGTGAGGTGTGGCTGGGGTACGATCCCAACGCCAGCGAGAACGGGACGGGCGACGATGCCGCGCTGGTAGCCGTGGCCGCGCCGACGAAGATCGGCGGCAAGTTCCGGGTGCTGGAAAAGAAGCGCCTGAAGGGCATGGAATTCCCCGAACAGGCCGCTGCGGTGCGCGAGTTTTACGACAAGTACAACGTAACCAAGATCGGCATCGATACGACCGGGGCGGGCAAGGCGGTGCACCAGCTCGTGTCCAAGTGGTTCCCGATGGCGCAGGCGATCAACTATTCCGTCGGCGTCAAAACGCAGATGGTGCTGAAAGCGAAGAACGTGATCAGCAACAACCGCCTCGAATTCGACGCGGGGTGGCTGGACATGATGGCCGCGTTCATGGCGATCCGGCCAGAAATCACCAAGGGCGGCACGCAGGTGACCTACGTGGCGAGCCGCGCCGGGGGAACGGGCCACGCCGATCTGGCCTGGGCCGTGATGCACGCCCTGCAGTTTGAACCCCTCGACATCACCGAGCCCGCCAGCGGCACCACCACAGTGGAGATCTACGATGAGTAAGCGCAGAAATTCAGGGGCGGGGCGCGCGAGGCGGATGCCGCGAAACCATTCTGCCGGCGTCGGCAGTTTGCCGGTTGAAGCCAGCACGATCAACGCGGATGGCAGCAAGTCTCCGGTCCAAGCCGATCTTGCCTTTACTTTTGGCGAGCCGGAAAGCGTGATCGACCGGCGCGATATCTTCGATCTGTTCGAGGTGGCGCACAATGGCCGCTGGTACGAACCGCCGATCAGCCTGATCGGGCTGGGCCGCTCATATCGCATGGCACCGCACCACCAGAGCGCTATCCTGCTCAAGCGCAACCTGCTGACCGCCAGCTTCGTGCCTTCGCGGTGGTTTTCGCTGGCCGAGTTCGAAAAGTGGGCGCTCGACTTCCTGGTGATGGGCAACGGCTATGTCGAACGGGTGGACAACCTCAACGGCAGGCCGCTGGCGCTGCGCACATCTCCTGCGGCGTGGACTCGAGTGGGCATCAAGCCTGATCAGTTCTTCTGGGCACCGCGCACGGGGTGGACGAGTGACGAGGTGGAATACCGCCCCGGCTCGATCTTCCACTTGATGGAGCCCGATCCCATGCAGGAGATTTACGGCATGCCGGAGTACCTCTCCGCGCTGCAATCCGGCCTGCTCAATGAAGCGGCGACGATCTTTCGGCGGCGGTACTATCTCAATGGCAGCCATGCCGGCTTCATCCTCTATGTCGCGGATGAGGGCATGGATAACGCCAGCGTCGAAGCACTGCGAAAGGCGTTACGCGGGGCCAAGGGACCTGGGAACTTCAAGAACATGTTCGTCCATTCGCCCAAGGGCAAGGCGGATGGCATCAAGCTGCTGCCGATCGCCGAGGTTGGTTCGAAGGACGAGTTCCTCAACATCAAGAGCGTGACAGCTGAGGATCTGCTGGCCGCGCACCGCACTCCGCCCCAGCTGCTCGGGATCGTGCCGAAGAACACCGGCGGGTTCGGCAACGTCAACGATGCTGCGGCTGTGTTTTACGAGATGGAGATCATGCCGATCCAGCGCCGCATGGCCGCGCTCAACGATTGGCTGGGCGTGCCGGCGTTGGCGTTCGAGCGGCCCGCAATCGCGCTGCCAGCGGGACAGGGCGGAGCAGGCGCGGCCACGGCGCGGGCTTGACGAAGTTCCCTCGCCGGTTGGCGGGGGCCGGGCTGTTGGAGCAGCCCTAACCGGCGGACTGGACTCCGCCACGAACCGAACGGTCCGGACGCGTCTTGCGGCCGAATCGGTCCGTCCCGCCTCTCGGCCGAGAACGGAACGGATAGAGAACAGATAGGCGGAGTCCAGTCTCATGTTGAAAGAAATTGAAGCCTTTGTGCCGGTCGATCCGGTAAAGCCTCTCGCGCCCTACATCGGTGGGAAGCGCAATCTGGCCAAGCGCCTGGTGCAGCGGATCAATGCCGTGCCGCATGATACCTATGCCGAGGTTTTCGTTGGGATGGGCGGCGTGTTCCTGCGCCGGGATCGCAAGCCCAAGGGTGAAGTGATCAACGATTGGTCCGAGGACGTGGCCACCTTCTTCCGCGTGGTGCAGCACCATTACGTGCCGTTCCTTGAATACATGCGGCACCAGATCACAAGCCGCGCCAATTTCGAAAAGCTGCTGGCGATGGAGCCCAGTTCATTGACGGACCTGCAGCGTTCCGCACGGTTCCTCTACTTGCAGCGCCTGGCGTTCGGGGGGAAGGTCAAGGGGCGCGGGTTCGGTGTAGTCTTGGGTTCTGGCGGGCGGTTCGATGTGACCAAGATCGGCCCAATGATCGAGGCGGTGCACGAACGGCTTGCGGGCGTGATCGTGGAGCGCCTGCCCTGGTCCGATTTCATCACCCGCTATGATCGGCCCGCCACGCTGTTCTACCTCGATCCGCCTTATTACGGGTGCGAGACGGACTATGGTCGGGACATGTTCCGGCGCGAGGAATTCGAGGCGATGGCCGCGCAGCTGCGCGGCATCAGGGGCCGGTTCATCCTGTCGCTCAACGATCACCCCGAAGTGCGCCGGATTTTCGAAGGCTTTGCGATCGAGGGCGCACAGGTGCGCTATTCGGTGGGCGGCATGGCGAACTCGAAGGAGTTCGGCGAAGTGATTATCTCGAACTAGCAACAGGGCTCGCCCGCGTCTCGGCAACTAACCGTGACGCGGGCGAGTGTGCGTCCGTAGCGGCATGGCCAGGCGCAGCCTTCGCGATTGATCGTGGGCTGCGCCTGCGCGGCGCTAGGTCTTATCATGCAATGGCGCGAGAAACGACCCGCGCCGCCTGCCCCATCATGCCATCGGCCCGCGCGTCCGGTCGCTGGACCGCCCAGCCTCTCCGAAGGCACCCCTCTCAAAGCGCCCCCATCCAACCCGCCGCGCCGCGCTTACAGCCTCGCCCCGCCCGCTCGCTTTTTGGGTGGGTTTTACGCATTCGGAGGGACCGCGATGCGGTCAAATACACATTGAGATGTGCGGTGCGGCCTAACGCTACGGTGCAATTGGCGAATGACGCAGAATTTCGATTATTACGCACCTGTCCGAGGGCGCTTGGTATCGATCAGGCACGGAACTTGCGCCCTCGGCCCCTGCCGAGCCCCCGGAGCGGCCATAGCCGCTCCGTACACGGGTGCGGCCCGTGCTCCGCTGTTGGCGGATTGTAGGTTGAAGTTGGGGCAACGTGATCAAATGACGCGTGGCGAAGCCACTCCTTTCCATAGGGGATATATCCCCTCCCGGTTTCTCAAGCCCTCGAAGATTCGCGCTGCTGGTCCACGAGACGGGCGATGCGGGCAAGCGTTTCGCCCGCGAGGTTGTCGCCTGTCCACGTGTCGCGCTGGAAGTCTTCGGCGCTGAGGCCATCTAGCATCGCCTGCCACTCTGCTGCCTGCGCTTCCTTGCGCCAGCGGGCGTCGTCGGGGATTGGAGCCTTGCCGAGCAGGTGCTTGATCAGCCCCTCGATCGACTTTGGAATGAGCAGGGCATAGGCGTTGGTGATCTGTTCGACCTGCGGGCCGGATTCGCCTTTGCGCTCGGTCGGCCGACTGCGGCGCACCCAGTGCAGGAAGCCTGCCGTGCGCAGGCGACGGAGGGCGGCATGGACTGCGGCGTAGGAATGGCCCACCGCGTCTGCGATCGTGGCGATAGCTGGTTCCAGCTCACCCGTCTTGAAGTTGACGAAGCGGGTGTAGAGCACCTCTAGCACATCAAGACCGATCTGCCCCAGAACGCCGTTTCGGCATCCGGGATGGGCGCGCTGGCGCTCCCGCCTGGTCCTGCGTTCCAGTTCCCTCGCGCTCTTGAGTATCGCACCGATGCGGCGGTGCGCACCGCGCTTAGTGCCATCGGCAATCGGACGCCATAGGCGCTTCTCGATCTGCCCTTCAGTGTAGCTGTTGCGCCAGACAGGTTGGCCGGATCTGAAAGCCTTTTGCGGCTTAACGTTTGCGACGATCTCGCCGAACGACCGGGCGCTCATGCTGCACCTCGCTGGGCTGCGCGGTCACTTCCGGCATGATTGCAGCGGGTGGAGGAAAGCCCTCCATCAGCAGATCGGCCCATTCCTGCGCCAGCTCGCGTCGACGCGGCATATAGAGGTAGCGGTTGTAGATGATTTCGACGCCTTCCTGCACGTGGGCCAGCATTAGGTCGATAATCTCGCGATCGTCCTTCCGGTTGGCCATTGCGGCGCGCTCGTTCATCACGGTCGAGAATGTCGCGCGCCATCCGTGCGGCACGTGTTTGCCGGTAAAGCCCACTTCCCGATAATGCTTCGAGACGGTCGACGGCGATATTGGCTTGTCGGCCCGCGTCATGCCGGGAAAGAGCCACGTCTTGCTGTGGCTCAACAGCATCGCAACCTTCACCACGGCCACGGCCTGCCGGGACAGCGGTACGATGAATTCGTACGTCGCATCCTTCTTTTGGCTGCGCGTAAGCTTCATCTTGTCGGCCGGAATGCGCCAGATCGGCTCCGGTCCATCCAGCCCCTCGAACTCGGATCGCGCGGCCATCCAGACCACGCCGGGGCGCGCTGCTGTCAGTGCCAGCAGGCGCGAGGCGAGGCGCACGCTCCAGAAGACTCCGCTCGTCGACTCGGAATTGCGCAGCACCCGCTGGGCATTCCTTATCGTGAGCATCGCCGGGCGCAGCTCTGGTTCGCGAGGCTTCAAGGCCTTCTTGATAACTGCTGCCGGGTCCGTCTCGGCCAAGCCGCTCGATATCGACCAGACGAACACGTCCGAGATGTGGATGCGCACACGATGCGCCATTTCGAGCGCGCCCGTTTTCTCGATCTTGCGAATGGCATCCAGCACCATCGGCGCAGTGACTTTCTTGATCGGGATCGAACCGAATTCCTTGAACACGTGCCGCTCGAACCGTTCGAGGATCTGCTGCGCGTAGCGAGGCGCACGATTCGAGGTGGCTTCGCGATGCCACGCCCGTGCTACCAGCTCGAAGCAATCCAGAGCCTCGGCGCGGCGCGTGACCTTCTCCTGATGCCGGACCACCGCAGGGTCCTGCCCATCGTCCACCAGCGACTGCGCCTGATTGCGTGCTTTGCGTGCATCGGCCAGTGACAGGTCCGGATATGTGCCCAGCACGAGCTGCTTCTGCTTGCCCGCGAACCGGTACCGAAAGCGCCAGGACTTCGTTCCGCCCGGTAGTGCGTGCAGATAGAGGTTGCCGCCGTCCGAAAGCCGAGGCTCCGGCGCGGTTGCCTTGAGGTTCTTGCAGGCCTTGTCCGTCAGCTTCATTCGATACCACCAGCGGTGCCATCAAATTGATGGCACAGGACTGATAACGAGCGATAAGGCGTGATAAAAGAGGGGGGCTGAAATACAGGGATTTCAGGGGCTTTCGCGCATCTATGATAAGATGCGAGAAAGTGAAATGGCTCCCTGAGTAGGATTCGAACCTACGGCCGCTCGATTAACAGTCGAGAGCTCTACCGCTGAGCTATCAGGGAGCAGCCCCAGTTCCCCGGGGCAGGAGCGCGCTAATAACAGGCGATTCC